TACAAAGATAAGCATACATTTCATATATACAAACTATTTGTAAAGTTTTTTTTATTTAATTATGATATGTGTCCATCAATACCACAATCTTAGCCTTCTTTAGTGTAGGGAAAGAAGTTAGGATTTTACCATTCTTTTGGACTATCCAATCCCCATCACATTTGCTAGTCCCATTGTTCTTGTAAGTTCTTTCTCTATACAATTCATATACTCCACACTCTGAAGTGTAAATGTTAGCACAATCCTCTATGTCAAATGTTTTAGTAAATTTCATAATCTTTTTTTTTTGTTTTTTTCTTATTTGTTGCTACAAAGATAAGCATACATTTTATATATGCAAACTATTTGCAAAGTTTTTTTTATTTTTCTTTATGTTCCTCAATAATATTTTGTATATCGTTATTAATAGAATTTTTAATATCTACTAATCGCAAACCATACCACAGTTAATTAAGTAGTTCAACTTTCTCTGTACGGGTTCTAAAGTCTTGGTTGCTTTCACACATCTGTCGTTTAGAACAACAAAATATAAATCAGCACAAAAACCAACTTCTATTAAATCTCCCATGTCATTGGTAAACTCTAAATCCCTACGCATTAACTCTTCTTTTTTTAATTCTATTCTATTCATACCCAAAATTCCCCGATGGAACTGAATCCATCTGGGGCTTTTGGGTTTGGGTTTCGATATTTGTTTATAGTTGTCTTTCGCTTACATAAACATTAAATCCTTCACAAGCCTTTTCTATTTTTTCATAAAGGTCATATCCGTTGCTATTGGTTGAAGTTCTATAAAATACCCAGCCTTCATAGCTTTTCTCAAATCCTAATTTTTTTGCTTCTCTCCAATTCATTCCGCTTGCAGTTACTTTAATGTGACAAGGGTCTAAACCTTCCCCCTTATGGTTAGATTTTATTGTTTCTAATTCTAATTTTAAACTTTGGTAATCTTTTAAATTTTTCATTTTTTTGTTTTTTTATGTTGTTTTTACTTGTTAAATTCTACCATCCCAAAAATACCTTCCTTTTGAAGCATACTAATTAACTTGTGCATTTCGATTTTTGTACTTTTTACCTCGCAATCATTTTCTAATAATGCTAAGCAGTAAGCAATAATTTCTTTTTGTTTTTTTGTTAAATTTTTCATGTTGTGTTTTTTTATGTTGTTTTTACTTATTTGTTGGTACAAAGGTATATATACTTTTCATATATACAAGTGTTTTATAAAAGTTTTTTTAAAATACTTTGTAAATCGTTGACAATCAATAAAATAAAAATGAAAGTTTTTTTAAGACTCTAGAAATCTTTCGTAATAAGTAAGGGCAAAAGCACATAAACCACTAGCTACATCAGGGGCATCGTCATTTACATTCATTTTCTTATCCAAGTTAAAACTAAAAATCTGTTTCATAAATACATCATATTCGCTACCCGCCTCATAATCGTTTCTAAAGACAAAGTGTCTTTTAATAAAATAGGCTTGATTAATTATTCTTGTTTCTTTGCCCGTAGAGTTATGTAAAGGAATAGTAGCTGTAGATGTTAGCTTTGGGTGTATTTGGTCATAAAAGACTTGTCCCGCAGAGTTGGTTTCTATCTGATAAAAGTCGGGTTTTAACGTTGTAAGCATTGCTATTGTCTGCGGGATTGTTTCATTACTTCCCGCTTTGTTCATTATGACATCGGTAACATAAAATTTATTTCCTATTAACTCAGCGTAAGCAGTGCAATAATAATCACCGCCCCCAGTAGCGACATCTGTATAAGCCACCGCAGCGCGTTTTAACGACCTATCTATGTCAGCAAGTGCAAACCTATTTAAAGATTGTTTAGGGAACACGCTACCTTGTAAACTATCTATCCATCCCCCCATAATTATGTTTTCATATTTGTCGGGGTCTGTGTCTTTCATTCTTTCGTAATATTTTAGAATGTTCTCAGGGATGCTCTCAGCGGCTAAATCTAAGTAACTGGTGTGAATATACATTACATTATCTTTAACGCCGTTAAAACCATCTAAAACGCCTTTAGATTCAAACATTGTTTGGTATATCCAATGAGTTTTAACATCAGGATTCAAAAGTAATATACTAACGTTTCTTTTTTCGGGGCTTCTGATTGACAAATATACTTTTTCGAATGTTGTTTCGTCAGGTATCTCTTCGGCTTCGTCTACAATTAAACAATTAAAGCCTTTAAGGGATTTAAGGTTTGCCTTTTGGTTCTTTGCTCCCGTCTTCATACCCTTGAAAACTACACCCCCGTTATCATCTCTCAACCTAGCTCTGTCATTCTTGATGTTGTATAGTTGACTTGTTCCTAAAATTTCTAGTTTTTCTAAAAACTCCTTTTTTATAGAATCTTCTATGCTTTCATTGGTGAATCTAGTGTACATTATATCCCAACCATACTGCACCGCGCCCTCATTTGCAAATACACTAACCGCAAAGGATTTACCCGAATACCTTCCCCCCGTCATAATTACAGTATCAACCTCAGGATAATAATCACCCAGTAGTTTAAATAAAGGCTTGTATTTTGAACTAATTTTCACTTTTGATACTTGGTCTTCACCGCGTGGAGCAAGTAGACTAAACCCCTAATTTTGCTAGGTTCTTAATTTTTTAGTTTTCCCCCTCAAATTCAATTTTTTCGGGTTTGACAATTTCAGTAGTTTCGACTTCTGTCTTATCCTTATAGCCATGATTGTTTTTTAAATCGAATATTGTAATAGTCGCATTACTATCCCCCATCAATCCATTTTCGACCTTTTGCCGCTGAATTTTATTCTTTGCTCTTTTAATTGTGCCGAAAAACTCTTCATAGCCTTCGGTCTTTTGATAGTTTAAAAGTGTATCTCTATCGCATTCTAAGGACTCACAAAGCCCCTCTACTGTATAGGGCAATGGTTTAGCCTTAAATATCTCTGTACCGTCTGATTTATGCCCCGCAAATACTAAATTTTTATCGCATGATTCAAAATAGTCGTTAATGTCTTTTTGCAAAGTATCTACACTATCCCACTTCTTATCTCTACCGCTGTTACCTATTGCGAACTGGTTTCCCTTTGGTGCTGCCATAAATACAAATTTACTACAAAATTAATTAAGCATTTTTTTTAAACAAACAAAAACGTTTTAGTGCAAAAATCCCAAAAGGAAATACTTTCTTTGTCCTTAACCATTATTTCGTACTCTTTACGCAATTCTTCGTACTGCTCCTGAGTTAAATATTTTTTTATATCCATACACCTAAAAAGCCCTCTTAAACTAATCTAAGAGGGCTAGAAATAAAGCTAGGTGTTTAATATCCTAGCTTTTCAAGTTTAGCTTTTTCTTTAGCAATATTTTTATTGTAATTCTCAATTCTTTTTTGCACCCAGTAAACATTATTCTGGTAGTTTTTTATTGTATTTTTATTTACTTGCTCTAACCAATTTGTGTACTCAGCTTCGGTTTTATGGGAATCTTTTTGAAAAGATTCAAGCTCATTCCAGTTATTAACTAACAATGGTGTATCACTATTGTTAATTGCTTCAATTACTTCTTCTTCGGTATCTTTTTTTAGTTCTTTTAATTCTTTAATTGCTTGAGCTTTTTGACTTTCTTGGCTAGATATAAATTTATTAAATGATATAGCCTTCTTGTTCAATTTGATTGAATCCTTTATTAAATTAGTCGTCACGCTGTTAGTTGACTTTGGCAAAGTTGTTTTTGTAATATATCTGAAGTGTCTGCGGTTAATCATTCCATCCGCAACTATAACCTCTGTAACGTAGCTATAAGACTTACCACCTCTTTCTATTTCTGCCATTATTTCTAAATTACCTTTTATACTAATACCCGCAGAAAAGTTTAAAACCTTATCGGTATCTTCTGTATACTTTTCGATGGCTTTCACTAAATCGTATATTAAATTAAGCTCTATGGATTCAATTCCAAACGCTGTTACATTTTTGCCAGTTACTTTCTCTTCATAAGAAATTGCTGACTCAATCATTTGAGCAATGTCTTTTTTCATTGCTGACATAATAGTTTTTAAAACTTCGTTTTTTGTGTTGTTGATGATGTTTGTTGTGTTTTTCATGTGTTTTTCTTTGTTTGTTGGTACAAAGATACATATACTTTTGATATATCCAAGTAATATTATAAAAAACTTTCAATTATTTTTCTAAATACCTCTCTAATGCCGCCAAAGCCCGCCAAGCTACTTTAGTTAGATGCAACACACCATCATCATCCATTGGTTTAATTGAATGGTCTATCAAATGCCTGACTAGCGCGTCTTCGTTATCCTTGCTTTTGTTTTTATCCCAGTGTAAAGGCTTTTCAGGGTGGTGTTGGTCATTCCCTACCTTTGAGCAAACTGCAATCTCTTTCATAGCGTTAGGGAAGTATTTAAGGACTCCGCTGTAAACTGGTTGTCCCTTTCTTTTTTCTGCGCTATCTTTCATTTATATCTTTTCAGGGTGCTTAAATTTGGCATTGGTTTCTTTTTAAATGACAAACATTCGGGCATTTTATCCTTTGCGTAAATCATTCCGCTTCGCGTGTATTTTGTAGAAAGACCATCTTCTGTTTTTTTTATCCCGCACACAATGCATTCGTTACCCTTCCAGTTGTGACTATTGCTCATAATTATCTTAGCAAATGTGCAGCTCCCAATATAAGAGAAGCTAACTTCCATTTTTTTGTTTTCTTTTT